AGGCCAATCGCACCTTGGCTGTGGAGCAGGCTGCGAATTCAGCGGCGAAGCTGGCTAACCTAGCCGAAGTCCAAGGCTTCAGCGGGCTCTCTCTACAGGCTCACAAGACATTCCATGCCATTGTGCAAGCTCTCTCTTTGGAGATGCAACTCTCTCCTAACTCGCTATCGACAGCCGAGGAGCTCTATCGCCACACCATGAAGCAGCTCACCTCTGAGATGCTAATCGACCACAGCGATCCTGACGACCAGAGAGCCCAGAGCATTGCCCAGAACAAGTTCAACATGCTGCTGGGTAATTCCAGCACCCTTATGGATGGGAAGCTACTTCCTGTGTTTATGGGCCTAGCAGCTGTAGACGAGGGTCTGCGTAGTGTTCTGAGCGAAATCGCTCTACCCAAGTCTGAAAAGAACCAAGAAGGCACCGTTGAAGCCTGGCTCTCGAATCTGACCACAAATGGCATGGATTCCTTGGCTCAAAAGATGTCGGGTCAGGGAAAAGCCAAAAATGTTCAGTCTGCGATCGATGCTCTCACCAGCCATATGGCCCGAGAAGCCCTCGACTCCAGCACCTTCATGAATGTGATCTCGGCTCCTAACGCTGGTATAAACGCAGCCGAGGCTGCCTTCCTGAAGTTCATCGAAGCTGGCACCGACAAGGTGATCGGGGCCACCCAAAAAGTCGAAAAGAGCAACTCCAACAAGGTGGTGAAAACCCTTGCTCGGGTCACCGAGATGGCGGCGAAGATGGCTACTTCGACCAAGGCCAAAGAAGTCCAAGAACATGTAATGTCCATTGTGAACCAAGGAGATTCCTGGACACCCGTCCGTGATGCTGTTCGGGACATAATTGGTCGAACCAATAGCAATGGCAGTGTCTACGACTTGATCAAAGTGGCCAGAGCCATGGTGCAGAAGATCCGCCAACAGTACCGGGATCAGGTTCCTGGGATGATCGCTAAACAATTTACCCGTCAGCTGACCAAGGCCGAATGGAGTTCGGCTTTCATGATGGGCAAAACGGATATTGCTTCGTTAGCTGATTTCCACAAGAACGAGGGAACCCTAGATCTATTGGCGAATCCGAAGTCTCGAGCCCCAGTTATCCGTGGCTTGGAGAAAGCCCTTGAAGCCGAGGATGTGAAGCACTGGCCTTTGGTCAAAGCCAAAGCCGATCAGCTTGCCAACTGGATGGTTACAAAGAAAACAGGTGTTAGCCTTCTTCGGAATGCCGATGCCGTGGCTATGCTTCTTCTTGAGCGCAAAGCTAAGGATCGAGTTAACCCCAGCTCTGAGTATGTGAAGACCCTCGATCGACTCATCACGCTCTATGCGTTGGACAAGCTCAGCCCCGAGACCCAGGAGCATTTAACCTCATTGGTTCAAACCGAACCAAAGGGAATGGATTTCGCTCTCTCGTATCTTCGGGGTCAACGTTCTGACGAAATGGCCAAGTCCACAGGCATGGCTAAGTACAATTCCTACAAGGGTTATATTCCCTCACTCAACAAAATGGGCGTGAGCATGATCATCGCTAAAGACAGCGATGGAGCCAAGCTCTTGGCCCAGAGTTACATCCGGTTTGCCGACTACAAAGGCTCGAAAGCTGAAGGAACAGGCGAAAGCAAAGGCTATTACTACCTGCCGGTTTCGGCTAGAGCGGCTTTTACCCAAGGGATTATGCAGAACATTCAGCACTCCGCTGGAGGTGTGGATAAGCAGATGGGACACTCGCTCGAGCTCACAGCTGGAGTGATCAATAACCCGGTCACTGTGGCCCAGATTGCCCAACAACTGGGCCGAGAGGGTAAGAGCACCACAGAAAACCTGATGCCGATCTTCAACAAAGCTGGACGAGTCGTGGCCTTCGAAAGAAGCGTAGATCCCTCGAAGCTCACTGCTTTGGATCAAGACACAAACCTAGCCAGAATGGTTGGTGTGTGGCGTGGTCGTCAGGTCGAGGAGCAGGTGGCTCAAGAGTTCAACCGACAGCTAATCGATAAGCTGCATGCCATGTATAAAGCAGACCTGAAGAGCGACTCTGCGAACAGGTCGCAGTATATCGATCTCTTGAACTCTAAATCGTATGGAAACGACAAGATCATAAAAGATGCTATCGCTCTGATGACTCCCGAGACTCGTGCTTATGCTAAAGAACTCTTCGGCGATAAGCTGATGGTCCGTCGTGATCTTGTTAATGATGTGATTGGCTATCGGAAAGCTTCGATCGGTGACGCCTGGACTGGAACTTCCCGGTGGTCTCCCGAGACACAAGCCGCTGTGAAAAACGTAATGATGTCCCTCATGGGGAACAAAGCCTATCAGCATTTAATCAACGCTGAAGGGATCCTCAAAGAAGTGGTGGGGGAAACCAAGTCCCTCATCATGATCAAGAGCTTGGTCATGCCAGCGATCAACATTGCGTCTGACACTGTGCAGCTGATCACCCGAGGTGTGGCGCTCTCAACCATTATGAGCAGCACCCCTAAGAAAGTCGCTGAAGTGCTCTACTATGTGAAAGGAAACCTGCGGAGACTGGAAGCCGAAGGCGAGCTGAGAGCAGCTCAAGGCACTGGCGATCACAACAAGCAGCTCAAACTGAAGGCTGAACTCCAGTCGATCCAGGATGGAGCCAAACGTTTATCGATCTGGCCACTCATCGAAGCCGGTGAGTTTGGTCTCATTGCGGACCTGGGTAACTCCAGAGGCGATCTCGACATGGTGCAAGGCAAGATGCATCAATTCATCGAGAAGCTGACCGACAAGCTTCCTCCGGCTGTGCTCAAGGCTGGGAACTATGCTCTTATTGGTTCGGATACTCCCCTCTATGAAGGGATCCAGAAGACCATGGAATATGGCGATTTCATCATGAAGGCGCTCTACTACGATCACCTCATGAAGAAGCCCGGCATGACGATGGAGAAAGCCAGAGGCGAAGTGAGCGAGGAATTTGTCAACTTCGATCGGACCCAGGGCCGTTTCCGCGGAACCATGGAAGAGCTGGGTCTGGCCTGGTTCTATAACTACAAGCTCAGGTCAGCCAAAATCGCTCTCTCCATGGTGCGGGATAATCCCCTCCACACGCTTTTGGGTTCGCTGGGGCCTGTGAGCAACTCTTCGATCGGGATTGATAAATTCCTGGGAGACAATATCTTTGGTAAAGCCCTTGAAGGCAATGTGCTTCATTCGGTCGGTCCAGGGATGCTCCTTAGAGCTCCGATGATGCATCCGTTGGCCCAACTTCTCTTCTAAAAAAGAAAAAAGGGGATGAGTGATCATCCCCTTTTTCTCTTACAGTTTGGCCCAGGCGAACCAACAAAGTCCTAAGACTACGAGGATCCCCGCCACATAGGGCGCTAAGGCGACGATGGCCGAAGTGATCGCCAACATGACCACCACCACTAGCACCCCAACGAGTAGGATGCCGATGCTGTCCATCAGTTATTCTTGGGCTTCACCATGCCCTTGAATAGCGAACGAGTCGCAGTGGTAGGCGCCGGCTCGGAATGTGCGGTGTTGGCATTCACAGCCATGGCTTCGACACTCGAACCATTGACAGCGGCCGGCTGAGCATCAGTGGCCACGTTCTCGCCGCTCGGTTGACCGCTGAGCTGGTCGGAGATGGTCGAAGATTCCATAAAATGGTCAACAGACCCTTGAACCTCCGCAGTCACAGGAGCTTCGGGCTCAGAAGCCTTGGTAGGACTGGCCTGAACAGCAGTAGCAGTAGCAGCCGGAGTCCGATAGGTAACGACTTCCTTGACAGGCACGAGAACAGGCTGAGCCTGGACACCACGAGCAATGTCGATGTCAGCGATGAAACCCTCAGCGCCACGAGTGGCGGAGAGTTCGATCGACATGGACAATTCGCCATTCGAATTGAACTGGCGGGCAATATATTCCTTGATCGCAATCTCGATCTCGGCTTGGACGATTCTGATTCGCATTTTACCTCCTATTTGTATGCCTCTAGGCATAGAGTTTCATTAGGTTCCGGAACAAGGGTGTATTTACCCCTGCATGGATTGCTCCGATGGCGTCTGCGACGTGTTCAGCCGCTAAAGTTAGCTTCCCTCGGAACTTGGGGAAGTTAGCAGTGGGGTAAAGGCTGACCGCAGCAGCGATCATCTGGGCTTTGGATGCGGTGCTTATCCCCGACAACGCATTTTTGACTTCTGTAGCCGTGACTTCGATGAGCTGGATGTCTTCAGCAAGCAGTGTGCCTAAGATTCCAACGCATATCCCATACGAAGCCATGGCCCTAGCTGACTGAGATCCCACTGGACACTCTACGAAGATGACTTTCGCCCTCTTCGCTTTGTCCAAGACCGCTATAGCAAGCTGTTTCGCCACGTCAAGATCGATCGAGTTCTGCCGAACCGCTTTGTGAGTGATCTTCCTTGGCTCCAGAACCTCCAAGACAGGAGTATCAAGATACCCTGTCGTGAGGTCGAGTTCGCTTTCAGCGACTCCCCAATGGGTTAGACTGGGGTCGAAACCCACGACAGGTATCTTCATGTGAGCTTTCCAGCTTACTTGGCGTTGAAGAGGCTCTTACGAGCAGGATATCCACTTCCAGCCTGGGGAGGCCCAGCCTGGATACGAGCAGCGCCGGGTTTGCCAGCAACTCCCGCAGAGCCATCCTTGATGGTGCGCTTGTCACGATCGACGCCTTTGTTCTTCTTGTCCCAGTCTCCCCAGAAGGTTCCGCTCTCGGCGCCATTGCGGGCCTCGGCCACCGTCATTTTGGTCTCGGTGTGGAACACCTTGTCGATGTTATTGGAGAAACGGGTTTCAGCCGTGTCGTTGTAGACTCCGTTGGTGTCCTTCACGCTCTTGTTTTCCAGCGTCTTCAGAATCGCCAGCGAGACGATCTTGCCCGTCAAGCCGGTAAGCACGGGAACGCTCTTCGGGAGTTCCTTCTTGGCGTCAACGTCATAGACCTTGACCATCTTCTCCTCGCTTTCCTGGTCGGAAAGCGCAGCGCCAGTGGTCACGAGGCAGGTGTCATCGATGATCGTGAAGCCAGGCAAGGGAACCTTCTTCTTGGTTTCCTTGTTCAGGAACCAGTTCTCGCCGGCCTTGTTCGTGATGTAGATGGTCTCATGATACTCCTTGCCATCGTGATCGACGATCAGCGTCACGTAGCGAGCGCCAGACGCAGACTGGCCAGCGTAGGCCACCTTGATGGGACCAGTGTAGATTCCGGTTTCCCAGGCCTGGAAACCGCCAAGACGATCCGTCGATTCTTCGAGGCCGTCACTTTTCAAATTACCAAACAGGCTCATTTGTTACTCTTCTTTCGTTTTGACGTGGGATGTTCCCACTAGGTAATACGGGTTACTTAAACCCCGTAGAAAGCTGTCAAGTGATCCAAGAGAATTTGACAGTCGTTATCCATGAAGGTCTGGCTCTTATCAAACAGCCCCATAGGTGATCGGATGCGTTCACCGATCGTGGTCTTGGTCGGCCGGGTTTGGAATACGTGTTTGTACCCCAGATCCTTTTCCTCGTCAGTGATATTGAGCAACTTCGAAGAATAAGGCTCCAATTCCTTCACGGTTATCTTCTTGGCGGCCACCACGGTGGAGAAGTAGGCTTCCACACCATTGTTTTTCAGTGAGCCTTTAATTGGGACAGTGGTTTTCATTTCCATCGCCTTCTCATCGAGGTCGTCTTTGACGTGAGCTGTGATGACGACAGGCTTGCCGAACTTCACCACTTTGTCCTGCATCAGTGTCTTGAAGAACTGAGCATAGGAGCCCCATGCCGCCATCGTATTAGTCGAAGGCAGGACAAGCTGAGTCTCGAACATATCCATCAGGAACGTCACCGAATCGACGATGATGCCATCGACATTCTTGTTATTGGTTCCAAAGTCGAATGCTTCCCAGACCTGATAGGGATCTTCGATGCGATAGGGTTGGAATATGTTCTTGAACGGCGGTCGCTTACCAGCTTCCGTGATCAGATTCATCCATCGTTCTTGGTTCCGAATGTTCCGGAGACTGGCGCTTTTGCCAGTTCCAGAGTACCCAACGACCAACACAAGCTGATCGTTGGTTTCTGTGTTTTGTGACATTTATCCTCCGGTTTAGGCAGCGCGTTTGGTGAAACGCTTGGCCACGGTCGTCATGATCGTGGTGTCAAGTTCAGAAGTATCGAGAGGCTCAGAGAGCTTCTTGTTAAACTCATGCACCTGCCGCTGAACGGTCATGAATTCCAGACCGCTATCCACCAGAGCCAAAGCAAACTTTAGCATCTGGTTATTGCGGCTTCCGGTGACCATACGTTGAGCGAACCAACGCTCAAGGTTGTCCAGGGAAGCCACGGCTTTGAAGTCCTTCTTGAACACCTCGTTCTTCGAGGTCTTCGGGATGAACGGTAGAATGTCGAGCAAAGCCCCATCCATGTTGTAGTGAATATCCCCACCTTCGTGGCTCATCCACTTCTTGGATCGTTGGCAAGAGCTACGATCAACATCGGCTGTCTTGAAGGGCAGCCATGCAACAACATCGTCAACGAGTTGTGTGTACTCGTCTTTATCCAGTTCCAGGATATAATTGATCGGAATGATCAGCCTAAAACGATTGACATCGGGGGTATGGCGCTTCGTC